CTTTCGAGCATCGGTTTACTGATTCGCCACTGCAAACCAACCTTGTAGCCTCGCAAGTCTCCACGCCTAAGAAGCATGTAAACAGTGTCTTCGCACACTTGCAGCCTGGTTGCTACGTCCAGAACGGTCAATTCATACTCAGACATCTCATGCCGCCCTGTATACCTTGGTGAACCCAGGATCTGGGTACTCCCCCCGGTCGATGTACCCTTGGCGATTACCGTTGTACCTTTTCAGGGCATCGAAGTCTATTTGGTCGTTGTCTACCAGGCCCAGTCGTTCAGCTTCAGTCCAAGAGACCGTCCTAACCGTCCCACGGCAGTTATATCCATTCGGAGGACTCAGCTGGCGACGGTCGAACTCTTCAACCGTATGTATGTATCCATTCATGGCCGCATGATGATCCCTTGACCTGGGGTCTTGCATCTCCACGATCATCACCAGGGGAGCCACCTTCTTGACCTCTGGCGCACGCAACGTACTCATATGTCCTTCGTTGTAAGCACTTTGCATGTTGGTCCGATAAACGGTCTCAAGCCTGGATGCCGTCAACCCTTGTGCGCCAACCAACCAAGCCCGATCAATGAACTCTGGAAGAGAAAGGCGCTCATCAGGCAAGACGCCCCGGACAGCCTGGGAGATCAAGTCTTTGAGGGCTATGGTCGTGGGCTGATCTACGTCAGATACCCAAAAGGCGGTTCCCAGGGCTTGAGATATGGCATTGGTCTGACCATCCAGCTTGGCGACTACTCCCAGCTTCTCAGCCATAGCGATCTCAGCAGCCTGGGCTTTAGCGATCTGGGCGAGCTTCGGCACATTGGTAGCCAGCATGGGAATACGCTCGTCAAAGAGCCGAATGGCTTCCTCAAACGGCTCCACCCTGAATTCATCGAATCCTACGTCCAGGGGCCAATCAATCTTCGCAAAGGTGTTCTTCTGCCCAAACACACTCCTGGCGTTCTTCGATTTAGATTCACCAAACTTAGATTCAACAAAGATTTCCGGCCAATCTTGTTTCACCTGATCAGGAAGATCGCCCTTTCTATCATAGCCTCGTAGGTTGTTGATTTGGTTTCGCGTTAGTTCGCTCGGTTTTTCGACCGGAGGAGTTAGAGCAACAAATCCAGCGTCGTTGAAATACTCCATGTCTTTCATGCTGACACCGTTGACCCTGACAAATCCTCCGTCTGGAGATTCCGCAAGGTAAGAATAAGGCAACATATATCCAGCCCTGTTATACAGCATGTTAGCATCGCCCATGGCTTCACGGACCGCGCCCTCAGAATCTTCAGCTACAGCTACTCGTCTCAGTCTTTGTTCGTCAGCAAGTTTCGCCATTTGCTGTGTGTATTGCTTCATCTCCAAAGCTGCAAGAATTTCACTTTGCTTGACTTGATCTCCATATACCTCTGAGGGGTGTGCAATCGAACCGTCTGGCAATATGATGAAACGACGAATCTTGGCCCCAGTGATATCAGACGTATAGAACAACTCAGGAAGATGCGGGTAGCCGTATATGGGATCACCGTCATGGTTTGTCCCTTTCAGCTCATCTTTCTTGATTCCGTTCATCAAATAAACGTCGTTGATGCTCTTCAGAACTTCTTCTTTTTGTTTCTTTGTCAGCTTGCTTCCAGCTTCGTACCGAACCCGTTTCTTCGGTTTCGATTCTTCCGACTCGGATTGGCCGTCACTATCGCCCGCGCAGGTGTTCCCAGGCTTGAACCCTGGAGATCCATCCTCACCAGCTCCACAATCGCTCCTGGCGTGCGTAATCTTTGGGTTGTCGGGATCGAACGCGCCTGTGTTGCCCGTGGCTGACTTGACACCCGTAGAGTTAAACAAAATGTAACTGGTTCTACTTTCCGCGTTCTTTGTTTCTTCGGGTGAAGTGTTTTCGTAAATAATCCCGTCGTAGCCAGATTCGTTCTTAAACTTCGCAACCATTTTTTGAAGTGGTTGCTGAATTTGAACTGACACCCCAGAACCGTAGACTCGATCATCTACAAGTTCTTCCAAAGAGTTGTAAACGCTGCTTCCAAACTTAATTGAAGCACTTTCGCCACCTTCCCACTTTTGCAGAACGTCTTCTACCTGCTCTAACGGCATGTCAAAACCATTGTCTTTGGCTACGCTCTTAATAAACTCAGGTGTAGCAGATTGTTTAGCGACAACCCTTGCAACTGCCACATCATCGCTTATGCCAAAAGTTGGTGTCCCGGTTTCTACTATTAACGGGTTTTCCATTTTCAGATAAACCGGGTATACACGACCACCTTCCTTACCTTCTCCCTGTCTCGTTTCTGTAAATGTCTCAGACACAGATTTGTCGGCTGCAAAATGCGGACCCAATGCAGTTGATATTCCGTAAGTAGAATCAGACGTAAACTCATCAAAAGCAACATCTGAGTCAGTTCCGTGGTAGACCACCAACGGCTCGCCGTCATCGTCAACAATCTTTGAGTCACCAAACCACGCCTTAAATTCTGGCGTTGAAGTAGCGTGCGACGACTCACCAACTTCCGACTTGCCGTCACCATCTCCAGAACAAGTATTGCCAGGCTGGAAGCCTCCGCCACCCTCGGCGTTAGCTCCACAATCGCTCTTGGCGTATGCAACCTTGTCCGGCTCGAACTGGTCAGCGGCTATTTCGGCTTCCTCGAAGGTTTGGGCGATTCCGACAAGGTACGAGAGCAGGATAGCCCTGGCCGTGACGACCTCGAAGTCTCTCCAGGCTTCTGAAGGCGAACCCTCGATGGTCGCAGCCACGGCTTCAATGTATGCGGGGGCTGACTGTTGGAATGCTGCCGTGAGAAGTTCGTCGAACTCCTTATTTGCGTGAACTGTAGGCATCCATAGCTCCCTTGATTAACAGGTAGTTGTTTTCGATCAATAGTTGCCGAATATCAACTCGCCGTCACCAAGATCAATGATGTCCCCTCCAAGCTCAAGATCCCTAGCATACTGTTGAAAGTCGAAATAACGATTGGCGTATGACTCGCCACTTCCTGGATGTTTAGCCGTGCTTTCAGACATCATTTCATCAAGAAGGTCGTTGTTCATTTCTTCAGCTGCTTTTTCAGCCTCGTACAAGCTGGAATATGTAGGAACTTGATCTTCTTCTGGATTCCAAGCCTCAACGTCTGATTCTTGCCTGTCGTAAACCTCGTATCCGCCATCGGCTTCTCGATAACCATATCCCTCGTCGGCATTCTTCAACTCCGTATTCCACTTTGTGTAATCAGAGTATGAAGAAATGTTCTGGACTGCCTCGGATGGGCCGCCCATATCATCAATGTGTTGACGGGCATATTCAGTAATACCGCCTTCGTACTTGCCAATGTACGCATCATCGAATCTGGCCGAAAGATCGTTGATCTTGTCAGCCGTAGTGTCTCGATATTCTCCATTGTGATCTACTACGAATGCAGCAAACGCTTCTGGACTATCTTCTGCCATGTCTCCCTGCAACTGTCCATCAGCAGCCAAGCCAAGAGTGATTGCAGCGACTTCTGCGTTTGATTCATCTGCAAAGTCGTAGGTATCACCACTAGGATCAGAGACCACCCAGGGTCTTTCTCCAGAACCAGCGTGGTCTACCTTGTAGCCTTGTGGATATACGCCCTCGTATTTTCCTCCGGTTTGAACGGAATCCCAATCGGTTTCAACACCTTGGGCTTCAGGTGCGTCACCCTGGGCCTCGGGTGCGGCTGCTCTGGGGCCAAGCACTTCCTCAAGCTCGGATTCGCTGAGAGCGGATACATCACCAGCGTCGGCTGCTTCATCTTCGTCTCGCTGTCGCGCTCGACTATCCTCCATCTCGCGTTTTGCCGCCGAAAGGTCTTCTGCAATCTCATAGTAGCCGCTACCTGTGTGTCGCAACGCGCCAGCGTCAATCAACTTGTCTATCACTCCACCCGATCTCATGTCTTCCGGTGTCAAATACCCCCGCTGTCCCGTTGGAGCGGCTTCTTCCGCTGTTTTCTTTAGCCTCTCCCACTGGGAAGTCTCCATCGTGTCAAGTTCCAATGTTTCTACCACTTCGTCCGCAGCAGATGTATCGTTCAATTCTGCTCTTCGCCGTTCCATCGCTTCCATAGTTTCGCCCTCGGCTGCGGGTGCGTCGGCCTGGGCGGAATCTTTCATCCGTTCCGCCATCTCCATTTCGACGTAGTTGACTTCATCTGCGTAATAGCCAGCCTTTAATCCGTCAGGATTGGCTTGCATCGACTCTCTTGCATCTATACGAATATAAGAAAGTTCTTCATCAGACAACTCAGAAACGTAATCTTGATAAGCCTGATGGTCTATTGCGTGTGTGCCGTCCGACATTACGTTAGATGATGGCTTAACGGGTCTTACATCACCAGCGTCGTCGGCTGCGGGGGCGTCGGCCTGGGCGGCTTGGGCCTGTGCAACATAACCACGCATTTCTTCGGCGTCTGCTGCCGTAATGTCTTTCTCATCGAGCATGTCCTGGATGTCTTCTTCGGTCACATCCTTGTAGGCTTCCGCGATGTCAGCATCAGCAGCAGACTTTTGCTCTGCGTTCTGCTGTGTAAGTCTTGC